TTTATCAACACCAAGGCTGCATAGAGCACACCCCAATTTATGACCTTGATGCGTATGAAAAGAAACAAAAAAAGCAAAAATTCGCCAAATTCCGTAAAAAACTCTTAGAAAGCTTCAGCTTTTGCATTTGTGTATTGTTAACATTCTCTATGCTTTATTTAGGGGAATAACCATGCAAAATCAAACGATCATTCCCTATGTACCTATCGAACCTCGGGTGCAGGCAAAAACAGAAAAAAGCCAACGTATCTGTCAGCAGCTCTTTCACCTGATTGATCAATGCGTACAGGCACAATTTTCTTTTAACCACGACACCAAGAAAGGGTGGCTGTCCATCAGTCCAGATCAAATCAATGATTTGCTGCAAGAACTATCAAAAAATAATCATTCGGATCAATCAATTGACATAGATCAGCTTAAAACATCGCTTAATGACCTGATTTATCCTACATTCAAAGGAGAACATACAGTTACAAGCCCCATTTGGAACAACACAAGTGTACGTGTTTGGCAATTTCAATTAAATCAAATTGCTCCCGGGGGTAACATGGATATTCAACTAATGGATGCAGAATTAATGCTAGATTGTTCACTAAGCACACTGCGGATTTGGAGACAATCACTTGAAGCTGCGCCAAATCAGCGAGACGTGACCTACCAGACCACGGATCTCATCTATAAGCTGATGGATTTAGAAATAAAATTACAGCAAGTGCAGAACAAATTAGAACAGTAATAAAAAAGCCCACGTTATAGTGGGCTTTTTAACGCTTCAACATTACTTGCCCTCTGCATCTTTGGCCATCACACGACTTAAATTTAATAGAGCTTCTTGGCTCTCTGGTTTAATTTGACGATATGCCTTTAACAGCAAACTTTCTTCACTGGTCAGCCCACTAAAGTCTGGATCAATGCCCAGCAGCACAAAACGTATATCAATGCCTTTCTCGTGCAATTTAGCCAAGTATACCCACTGATCTGGCACTTTATTTCGCACATAGTTACCCAGCGTATTTTCATGTGCGTCAATTTCACGGCTTAACGATTTAGCCTTGAGTCCATTACGCTCCAACTCCTGTTTAAACCGTCCAGAAATCTCAATAGCTAAATTTTCGCTATTTTCGGACATATATTTCACCTCTAAGTATTGTGAGAACAAAAATTTATGCTATAGTGATTCGTAGCACATCACTATAACCGTAGAATACTGTATGAGCACATTAAATTCACCTCAAAATCGACCTAGATCTAAAAAGATCACAGGTGGTCGAGTTCCATGCATCGTCTATCTGCCTAAAGAAGAAGTCGAAGCGATTGATAAAGTCGTCCACAAAACTGGTATGAGTCGTTCCAGCATCATTGCCCAGACGTATTACCAAGGCCAACAATCTAACAATAAGGATGATGAGTGCCATGAAAAAGCAAAAGCGTGATAACCGGTTCAACATCAACTTAACAGATTCAGAAGCCGATCTATTTATTGCCGTTTCCAATCTTACAGGTGTAAACGTTGGCGTCATACTTCGACAGCTTGTTATGAAACAAGCCCTTGCCACACTTATTGCCGAAGACGTTCAGGAAGAATGTAAGTTAGATCAGCATTTGAATAAAGGCGCATCAGATCACCTTTCACGGAGCTGAAAACCAATGCCCATTCAGGAAATCGCATTAAGCGACCAAGAGAAGCAAATCTTAGAAGAAGCGCAGGAATTGCTTGGCCTTAATACCCTTGAAGAAACAATCGCATACCTTGCCAGAGAACGCATTCAGGAAATGCTTGCGAAACTGGCAGGGCAAGAAATTAAAAGCAAACGGCATTTCTTTTAGGAAATTTATTCATGATGTTCCCCGAAACTCAGACTTTAGTTGTCGATCGTTTAAAACAAGAGTTTGAATTTAAAGAACGTGGTGACAAGCTGCGTTTAGGCAAATGTCCTGCATGTTCGCACAAAGAAGCGTGGACCAGCCTTGAGTCACCTTGGGTGATTCACTGTCCACGCAACAACAAATGTGGCGAAACTACCTATATCCGTGATTTATATCCAGACCTATTTGAAAAATGGGAAAAACGCTTTACACCAACTGCAGAAAACCCAACCAAAACAGTAGATGCATATCTTGTTGAAGGTCGTGGTTTACCTATAGATCAGCTCAAAGGTCTATATTCTCAGGAATATCACAAAGATTACGACACCCAAATCGGGTCGGTAACCTTACGCTTTGCCATTACCGATGAAGATGGCAATCATGGCTGGTGGCAACGTATCCTAGATGAGCAAGGTGTACTCCCTAAAACCATGTTCAAGAAAGGCTGGAAGTCGCAAGGTCATGCTTGGCTTACACCAAATACAAACTATATCGAATCTAAAGAAATATGGATTACAGAAGGCATATTCGACACCATCGCTTTATGGCTTTCCAACGTCACCAGCTTCAGTTGCTTATCTGCAGGGTTTGGCTATTACCCATTCATATTTTTAAACCACATCAAAGAAAAATGCGCTGAACGTAATTTACCTTTGCCAAAGCTGGTATGGGCATTTGATAACGACAAAGCAGGGCATGACGGTATTTTTATAAATATCGAAAAAGCCATTGAAGACGGTTTTGAATGTGAAGCAGCATTGCCACCCTCAACAGGACGTAAAGCAGACTGGAACGACTTATATAAACAAGATCGACTCAAATTAAGCGATCTTGAAACCTATAAATATTATGGTTCATTGCTTATTGCCGAAAAACCTGTGGATAAAGCAATACTTATCTACAAACGCCATGGTACAAAAACTTTTCCATTCGATTTTCATAATGAAGTTTATTGGTTCAAATTAGACAACGATAAGTATGACAAATACATGGAAGGGATCGACTTTAAAGATGACAATGAAGACTGGTTAGAAGAAGAAAAAGAAAAGGCACTGGTAGATCGTCGTGACAAAGCACTGCATGCAGCAACCAATGTCACTAGAATTATGAAGTGTAAACCGACGGCATTGTATTACCAGTACAGTGACGAGACCGATGAAGCTTGGTATTACTTCAATATTGATTTTCCACGTAATCATTCAATTAAAAATACATTTACAAGTTCTCAAGTTGCCTCAGCGTCAGAATTTAAAAAACGCCTGTTGGCTGTAGCATCTGGCATTGTTTATACGGGCAACGGAACCCAACTCGACCGTTTATTAGATAAATGGTTTGAAGATATCAAACGAGTTCAACTCATTAACTATGTCGGTTATCACAACGAGCTTAAAACCTATGTATTGGGTGAACTGGCTTATCACAATGGCAAACAGTTCAAAATCAACAATGAAGACTATTTTGAACTGCCGAAGAACATCAACTTAAAGAGCCGTGCACCTTTCACACTCGATATCAATGCCAATCAAGCTGAATATCAAAACGCATGGACCACAGATCTGATCGAAGCGTATGGCGTAAAAGGCCTAATCGCCTTGACCACATTCTTTGGCAGCCTATATGCACAGCAGATTCGTAAAACGCATAAATCTTTCCCATTTGTAGAAATTGTCGGGGAACCGGGTACAGGTAAATCAACATTACTGCAGTTTTTGTGGAAGCTTTTTGGTCGTATCAATTACGAGGGTGTAGATCCAACCAAAACATCAAAAGCAGGTCTAACACGTACCTTTAGACAAGTATCCAATTTGCCCGTCATTCTGATTGAATCAGATCGTCAAGGTGAAAGCGCATCGAAACAATTTAATTGGGACATGTGTAAAACCTTATATGACGGTGGTTCACTCGGTGCGCAAGGTGTCAAAAATGGCGGTAATGAAACCTATGAACCACCATTCATGGGAACACTCATTATTAGCCAAAACGCACCAGTTTTAGCATCGGAAGCCATCATGGGACGTATTGTTCATGTGGGTTTTGTCAAAGACCAACTGACCAAAAACAGCCTGTATGCATCACGCAGACTGGGTAAATACGAACATGAAAATGTCAGCCAGTTCATTTTGCAATGTCTCAACAAAGAAAAAGCAGTGCTGGAGTCTTACAACATCAGCCTACAAAAGCACGATGCCTTTTTGCACCAGGAACAATTCAATATTCAAAGTTCACGTGTGGTGCATAACCATGCACAGCTTATGGCTTTGTTTGATGCCATGTGCCAACACGTGATCCAAGTACCTGTACATGTCCAAAAACAAGTTCATGAAGAACTGCTGAATATGGCGCAAAACCGAGACAAGATTCTGAAATCAGACTCAGTCATTGTTCAAAACTTCTGGAACGTGGTTGAAGAAATGGAAGATTCCATCCGCAAAGTCGAACATCACGACAGCGTGGTGAATCATTCAGCGAAACCTGATCTTTTCGCTATCAATTTTGCCCATTTATACAAGGTCGCAGCGGACTATCGCTATGCGCTTCCTGAAGTCAATGAAATGCAAAATGCCTTACGCCACAGCTTGCATTACCGCTTTATCGAAGCCAACAAGGCAATTCAAAGCAAAATTACCGGTTCAACAAAACGCTGCTGGATCTTTGAAAAACCAA